CCATGCGCTCGGCGGCCGTCAGGGTGCGCCACGCCGGCAGATCGCGCGCGGCCTCCTGCCGCATGGCCTGCATGATGCGGTTCTCAATGTTCTGCGCCTCGGCGGCGGTCAGGCTTCGGCCGAGCGCTCGGGAAACGGCCTCTATACATTCGGCGCGCATCAGGCACCTCCACGAAGTTGACACATGACGGCGGCGTCCAGGGTGTCACGGTTGACATATTCCAGCTCTGCGTTGGCTTCTGCCAGGGCCTGGCGTAGCGATAGCTGCACTTCATTGCCTTCCGCGTCGACCGCGGGCACGGTGATATCGCCCCGCTCGTCCAGCAGCGCCAGGCCGGCGCGCGTCTCTATATCATCGGCAACGCCTGCTACGTCTGTGGCGCGCCCAGCTTCGGCCCCGGCCGGCGCCGCACCCTCAGCAACGGATGGCCGTCGAGTAGCGGCTTCTGCCTGGCGCGCGGCTGGCGCCGGAGCTTCACCGCGCACTTGCCCACCACCAGCAGGCGCCGGCGGCCGCGGCTCTGACGCGCCTGCGCCAATGGCGCCAACCTCTGGCGCTGCCGATACGGTATCCGCCTGCGGCGCCGGAGCCTCCGCAGCGCGCGTTATGGCATCCGCATCCCGCGCCGCCTGGGCAACGGCTGCATCGCTGGCCATGCCCGCGTCGCGTAGCGCGGCCGCCACCGGAGTAAATGGCGATGCCGGCGTCTCGATGGAAGCGCGATTGGCCTGCAGGTCGGCTATCCGCTGGTCGATCTCGGCGAGCTGTTGCAGCGCCTGCGCGACCCCCGGGTTCTGATCAAGCGAATCCTGAAGGCGGCCGATCCTCGCATCCAGATCTGCGGCCTGGTTCGACAGCTCGCGCTTCGCATCGGCAAGCGCTTGCTTGTAGCTGATCATGGGGCCGGAGCCCTGGATTTCCTTCGTGCGGTCGCGGAGCGTGGCATCCCCGTCCAGGGCGGCCCGCTGCTCCTGCGCAGAGGCCAGCTCGTCCTGGATCTGGCGCACCTGGCCAAGTTCGGCCGCGTCGCCTGCGGTGGCTGTAAGGTCGGCCCTGGATTGCTCGGCCTGGGCGATTTCATCCTCGATTGCGCGCGCGGCGCGGGCGCGATCCTGGGGTATTGGCTGAATCGCGCCATCGGTCGGGCCATTCTGGGACCATGCCCGCTCGCCGCCCAATTCTTCACGCACACGCGCCAGATAGTCGCGGGTTTCCTTGGCGGGCGGCTGCCGGCCGGCAAGCACCTCGCGCGCCGCGCGCGGGCCGCCGTTGTAGTCGGCGATCACCGCGTCCACATCGCCGCCGTACTGGCGCATGGTGTCGCTCAGGTATCGCCCGGCCGCATCGATCATTTGCACGGGATCAGCCGGGTCTGTCACCCCATACTTGCGCAGGTTCTCGGGCATGAACTGCATGACGCCGCGCGCGCCGGCCGGACTGACCGACCTGCTGCCAGACCGTTCACCGGCGTTCTTCAGCGCATTGATCAGGCCAGGCGGCAGGCCGCTCTGTTGCTCAACGTGCGCGGCGTATTCGTTGAGCTCGGGTGCGTTGTAGCGAAGGTCAGAGCGCTGAGCCGGCAAGATATCAGCGAGGCGGGTGGACGGCACCACCGGCACCGGGGCGGTGCCATAAGCCCGTGCGGCCTCGTTCACCGCGGTATTGTCCCGGCGTCCGAACACGAAAGCCTGGTTCTGGACGCCCGTGCTGGACACGTCGATCGCGCGGCCATCCCAGACGTCACGCAACGCCTGATTGAGCGCCTTCCCGTGCGCGCCCGCGGCGGCCGGGTCGGAAGGGATCCCGGGCGCGGTGGTGACTGCAGCGTGTTGCGCATCGCGCGCGGCCATGGCGGCGTCGACGCTCCCTTGCGCGCGTGCCGGCAGGTTCAACGCTGCTCCAGCGCCGCTGAAGATTCCTCCAAGGATGCCGTCTGCGGCCATCGCCGCGCCATCCATTGGCGCGTACTGGCGCGCCATCGTGTCATATCCGCCCGCGCGCAACGCTTCCTCGATGGCGCCGCGCTGGGCAATCCCGATTCCGACGTTCGAACCAGCCCCCAACGCTGCATTGGCGGCCACGAACCCCGGCCGGGAGAGGCGAACGCCGTATCCCAGCAGAGGCTCCGCCAGGCCGCTATACCCGATGCTGGCCGGTAGCAGCGCGCCGCCGCCAGTCGTCACCCCGTCGATGAAGGCAGCGTTTACCGCCGTGGACGGATCCACCCCTTTTTCGATCATCTCATGGTAGGTGGTCCGGCCTGTGGCAGCACCAGCCATCGAGGCGCCACCCCAAAGCATGCCAGTGCCGCCAGTGAGACCAGCCAGCGCGGCGCCCGCTGCGACCTCCGTGCCGATGGTGGCGATGCTGTTGACGATCTGCCCAGCGGTGCCGACGGTGATGGGATCAGGCGCGAGCTGGCGCACCGTGGCGTCAGACGCCTGGCGCAGGTAGCCAAAGGGATTCGCCGGTGTCACCCCGGTGGCGCTCTCCAGGGCGTTGTACAGCGGTTGGGTGGCCTGCTCAGCAGCGCTTGTGATCAGGCCCTGCGCAGCGGCCAAGCCTCGGCCGACACCGCGCGGGACCTCTGACAGCACGCCGGACATTACGCCGGGCTCGGCCGCACTGCCCAGAATGCCGTCCACCGTGTTCGCCTGGCCGGCGATCTCCCGCGCGCGGCGGGGGTCGAAATCCATCATTTGGGCATATCCTTGGGAATCTGATCTGACAGCTTGCGGCCGAAGCTATCGCGGCCGGAGTCTTCGTCAGGCGTCAGGCGCAGGACCAGCGGGCGCCCCTGATCGTCGGCGATGGGGGTTCCGGCCAGCGTCGGGAAGTACACACCGCCGCCCGCCCCAATCAGCCCGACGTTGCCCATGTGCTGGCCTACCTTGTCCTGGACTCCAGCCGCCTGGAACAATTGCGCCAGCCGGCCTGTCGCGCGGGTGGTGAAATCGTCTGCGCTCATCCCCCACGGAGCCAGCACTTGACCGTTGCCGTGAAAATTCACCGGCGCGCCCAGCACCGCGGTAATTGCCTGGTCCATCCTGTCGCTATCGACCTGACCGGTAATGTCGCCCTGCTGTGCGGCGCGGCCGACGTAGTAGGCCTTGATCGCATAGGCGTCGTTCATGTAGCCCGCAGCATCGCTGGACCCTGGCCCCGTGCCGCGATAGAGATCCGTCAGCTTCGATTGCAGCGCGGACATGAATTCCTGATCTTTCGGGATCGGGAATTTCTCCGCGCCAGCCTTCCCGCCACCCTTCAGGATGTCGTCACCATGCAGCGCGATGGCAGCGACGTCGCCGGCGGATTGCACAACGTCAGCGCTTACCCAGTTGTTCGTGAGCTGCGCCTGGGCATAGCTGGCCGCGCGCTGACCCATGCGCGCCATGAATGGATTCTTGGCGTCAATCTGCGCCATGGCCCCCTGGTAGGCTACAGGGTCGCCGAAAGCGCGGTACAGCGTGCCGAGCAACCCGCTTTTCTCAGCCGCCGAACCCTGGTTGAGGGCTTCGCCCAGCGCGTCCGCCTCAGCCGGCAGCAGCGGACGCATGCTGACAGTGCCGGGCGGGTTCTGCCGTTGCAGCGCTTGGATGGTGGTCACCCGATCACGCAGTTGTGTCCCTATCGTGGCCGCGCCATCTGGGGTAAAGGCGGTCTGCAGATCCAAGGGGGCCACCTGTGCGTCAGCGCGCTGCGCGGCATACACCAGGGGCGTTTCCTGCAAGGTCTTGACGTTCTGCGCCACGGCGGTAGTCAGGCGTCGCAGGTTTGCTTGATCAGTGAGGGATGCGCCATTGGTGCGCTGCTGCGCGGCCCGCTGGGCAATGAATGCTTCCTGGTCGGCGATTGGCATGCGAAGGACATCTTGGACCTGCTGCTCTGCATCCATGCGGTCCTTCATGGCCTGCTCATAAATCGTGCCCGCTGCCGCACCCAACCAACCTATCATCTTGTCCGGCGGCGCAGGTATGCCGGAATTTATCTGCGCGTCGTATTCGGTAATGGCATGCGCGCCCTTGGCCTCGGCTCGGTCTTGGGCGAGTTGGGCCTTATTGTCCAGCGCGGTGGCTTGGGATTGCGCACGCCGGCGCAGCACTTCCATCTGCGGCGCCTGCAATCGGTTGATCCAGTCGTAGCCCGGTATTGCTTCGCCCGAACCTGCCCTGGCGAAGGCGTTCACCGCGCCGTAGGGATCCTTGTCCACCATCGAAGCGCCCGCCGCGTAGGCCAGCGCGCCGTCGCTCTTTCTGGCCAGGGTATCGCGCACATCAGGAGGCAAGCTCGAAACGTTCAGCGCCGCCATACGGGCGGCCCGGCGCTCGTCGTATAGGGAGGGATCGAGCGATATCGCCGCGGCATCCGCGTCCGCGCCCTCCTGATACTGCGCTACCGTATTGGCCCGGTGCTGCTGGGCCTGGAAGCTGATCGCTTGGCCCCCAAGATAGTTGCGCAACTGACCTAGCTGCGTGTCGTAATAGCGCTGTGCAAACGGCGGCGCCATGCCGCGCGCCTGCTGCGCGTAGTCGTCAAAGTCTTTCAGCAGCGTGGGCGTGAAATCTGGCGCGCCAGGCTGCGCGCTGTCCTTGGACTCTTGAAGCCGCTGCATCCATTTCAGTTGATCGTCGCTCGCCGTCTTGGATGCCCAGGCGCGCGCGTCCTCTTGCTCGACCGCTTGGACCGCGCCAGCCGCCCGCATGAGGGAGTTCCCAAGAGAATCCAGCGCCTGCCCGGATTGATCCTGCGTGGCGGTCATGGCCGGCCGAGGAACCGCAGTCCCGACCGGTGTAGACAGGCGCTGTTCATAAACGGGGATAGGTATGCGCGCCATCGTCAGGGCCTCCAGAATCCAGTAGGTTGAATCCGCAGGCCAAGCCCTCCCCCACCGGAAGCAACGCCAGAACCGGCGCTGGCGGCCTTGGACAGCGAACCATATGCCGTAGCGCCAGAAAGCGCGGCGGCGGCAGCAGAGACATAGCTCGACGTCCTGGCATTCTTGGCCGACGAGCGGAGTACCTTCGCCTGGTACTCGTCCTGGCGCGCTTGCTGGTCGAAGGCGTTGCCCCTCAGCAGCCCTTCGTATCGAGTTTGCAAGGCGTCCATTTCAGCATTGATGGCGCTGTCGCGCTGGACCTGGAGAGCAGAACCGCTGTTCGGATTGAATCCAGATTCAGCGACCGCTGCTCGCTGCGCGCCCAACTGCTGCGCAGCCTGTCGCCGCTGCATCACTTCATTGGAAGTGCCCGCGTCATACGCCTGGCGGGCCTGTAGCCGACCCGCGGCGGCGCCTTGCTCTGCCGCCGCGGCCTGCTGGTTATAACTGGACGCCTGTTGCGCGCCGCCATACAGTGCGCCCACCGTGGAGGCCGCAGTAGCGGCAATGATCAAAGGTGCAGCCATGGCTACCTCACTCGCGCGTAGAGATGGCAATCCCTGCCATCGATGGTGTATGCCTTCATCGTTCCCTCATAGCTGAAACCAAGGCGCTCTGCCCAGCGCATACCCTCTGCATGATTCACGTCCACCGCTACTTCCACACGGCGCCAAGGGGCCTCAGCCAGCACTTTTCGTGTCATGCGGTGGATCAGGGTAAAGTTCGCCAGCGCAGCTTCCGAGAACAAGGCCCAACCCAGGCCGCGGTCCTGCCACATTTCGGCGATGCCCGCGGCTGCGATAACCTGCCCGTCCTGTATGGCAGTCCACGCCACGCCTTTCTGGGCCACCAGGTCGCGGCCGAAATCCTCAGTCAGCACGGCTTGGGCTGCGCTCTGGACAGTTTGCAAGCGCAGCGCGGGCAGATGCTCAGGGCGCAATCGTTCGATACAGATCATCTGTCGTCTTGGGTCTCGATAATCGGGAATAGCGCGAGCAGCGTGACAGGAAGCGGCTGGTCATTCCTGTAGCTCATCACCGCGTGGCCCTCGTACCCGTCTGGCCAAGGCTCAGCAGGCATGTCTCCGCTGAACAATGGCGGTGGCTGATCCATGCGGTCTGATGGCTTTCGAAAGTTCAGTTCCGCTGGGGTGGCACTATCAGGCGCCCCAACCTTTCCACCCAGTGTGCGGAAAAGGCGAAGCACCACGTTTGTGATGCGTTTGGTCTTTCCCTGCGACGTGCCATTGGCAGATCCGGCCTCAATGTCCGTGGTGTCCAGCCGGCATGGCGCCGGCAGCCCGACATGCACAATTGACGCGGGGGCTTGCAACTCGACGATGCCGCCCACGACAACCCGCTGCGGGTGCGCGGCACCATCCACCAGGATGTCGACCGTTTGCCCCTCCAGATGGCCCAGGCCAGTGATCACCGTGACGAATGGCGGCCCCCTATAGGTGAGCCCGCAGTCCACATAGAACGATTCCCAAATTGGCTGCTCATCGTCCAAGGGCGGTTCCATGCGCTCGACATAGCGCTTAGTCTGCCCATTGATCACGCGGCGGACAATCATCCAGAGTTCATCCGTCGTACCGTTTGGGGACGGGATGGTCTCTATAGCCTCAACAATCCCGTTGGTCATGGGGTGACGATGCCAGCCGTAGATATCGCTGCGTTCCTGCTCTCGGTCATAGGTCACGCCCACCAGCAGCCCATCAGTCCGGGCCGCCCATACGATGGAATTCGGCTCCTGCTGGTATGCCAGGTCGATGATCCCGGTCTTGGTGATCCCGGGGTTCAGCTTCGTGGTGTCGGTCGACGGATAGCTGTTGGAGGTGTAGTCGTAGACATAGTCGCGTAGCTTGCGCCCGCTGTTCTGGACAAACAACAGGCGTTCGCCAACCTTCACCGGCTGGATGCCGCGCGACCCGTTCGCAGTCTTCGAGTCGGCGCGGATGTTGCTTGCGCTGACCGCCTGGCTGTCCTGGACAGGCCCGATGATCCACTCATCGCCGTTCGTGCCAAGCAAAAGGTTCTCAGAGGGGATCATCCACGTGATGTTATTGATCTGCTCGGAGTCCAAGGTCTCGACGATTGCGGAGTCCGCCGTGGCTTCGTCGGGGTCCTTCTCGGCGAAGTTGTCGAAATCGTTGGAGACGGAGCCGGCCAGGCGGCGGCCGGCGCCAAGCCACAGCCGCTTGCGCCAGAATGCGCCATGCTCTGGCCAACCATCGATGTTTGAAAAGAGCTGCAGCGCCCATTTGGCCGTGCCCGTCGTGACGATATCAGCGGGAAGCACGCCCTGGACGGTGCCACTTATCTGCGTCGGGGACACATAGGCATCGATCATCAGGACGCCATAGCTGGAGTGCTGATACTCCCACTCGACGCCGATGGGGCCGTAATCGCCATCCCCGACGATGTCCACGCCGTCACCGTCCCATGCTTTCCCGTCGATGTGCGTGGGCGTGAGCGTGCCGGTGTAGGCCTGCGGCCGGTCGGGGTTGGTGATGGGACCCGTGCCCGTGCACTTATAGACGCGCGAGCCCACGCGCCGCATGTTGCCGACGCCGACGGCCTGCATCGTGGCCCATGGCTTGATCGCGGATAGGTCCTTCGATTGCAGCAGCAGAAGCGTGCCGTTGTACTGCGGCGAGAAAATGCCCGACGTCGAATTCACGAACACCGCGCCGGTCGTACCGGTAGGTGTCAGGATGATGTTCGGGTTGAGGTTGAGATCCCGGAACGGGCCGCCCGACATCTGCATGGGCTGCAACGTGAACGTCGTGCCGCTGGTGCGGATCAGCTTCTGCGGCCACACGTCAGGATGGAAGATATACATCGTGTCCGCGCTCTGGGCGACACGAATCCGGCAGGTGCCATCTGCGGCCGTGAGCATGGCCGAGTTGTAGGGCGTCACCACCTCGACAGGAGCCCCGCCACCGTCGACGAGCTGCCCGTGATTCACATAGAAACGGATGTAGAGCGGGCCGAACTCCAGCAGGTAGGACAGCGTTTCCGCCACCTGAAACTTGATGAGCCAGACCCGATCGGCCGAGTTCTTCACCTCGCCCACGAAGCGCGTGCCGCCGCGGCGCTGCGCCGGCCCCTGGATCAAGGGGATGAAGTTCTCCATGCGCGAGCAAGCATTCGGGTACTTGGCCAGGTCGATACGGCCACCCAGAAGCGGCGAAAGCTCGCCAGCGTCGAACGTGACAAGCGCGGGCGCAGCCTTAGGCATGCTTACCTCCGAGAATCAAGCCAGGTGTCGTCGTCTACAGCCTGGGACGGCCTTTCGATGGCGTTGGCAGTAATGGCGTCGCTCAGGGCGCGGGCGTAAAGCTGGGACGCCACCTGGAACTTCGACGTGCTCTGTGTGAGCGTTTCGCATGCCTCCATGGCCAGCCGGCCGGCGAAGGCTTCGATGAAGGTCGAATCGAATTGGTTGGGATCGCTTACGCGCTTCACGTAGCGAATCTGCAACGGCGCTTCCAGGTTCGTAAGGAGTCTGCGCCCCTCGATGCTGTACAGCCCTTGGCAGCGCCGCGCGTGATGGCGGTAGAAGACTTCGTTGCCGCCGATCTCGATCAGGCGCAGGAAGTCCGCGGGCAATTGGTATTGCTTCGAAAAGCCGAAGAGCGGCGCCTCTGCCATGGCTGGCAGAACGGCGCGCGCCTTCGAAAAGTGCCACAGGTGCGCCCGCAGCTCGGCGTCCAGCACCGTGTCGTACATCGCGCTGATGGTCGTCGCCGCCTTGCTCGGATCATCGAGCGAGACGATACGCGACTGGCCCAGCTTGGCCAATGCACGGTTGGCGATGAGGACGGCCGAGGTCACAGGCTACTCCGTTAACGCGACGCGGGGCCGCTTTCGCTGGCGCCGGAAGCTTGCGCTTGCAAACCAGCCTGCCCCGTCTGGCCGTCGTTCCCGTCCTTGGACGTCGAACCCGAAGCCGTCGAACCCGTCTCGGATCGGCGGCGCCGGGCGTTTCCCGTCTGGCCGTCGTTCCCGTCGGTGACCAGCTCCATCCACTTGCCCGGCTTGCCGCCGTACTCGAAGATTTCGCCGGCCTCGATCATGCGCATGACCTGCCGATCATCCGGCTGGTCTCCGCGCTTGACCGCGGCGACATCGATGGCGGGGATCTGCCCCCGCTGCAGAGCGCGGTAGGTAGGCATCGTCACACCACCGTATAGCCGGACTTGTAGCTGCGGCGGCTGGCCTGCACGTCCTTGACCAGGAAGGCCGAGAACGCGCCAGCGGTCAGCGGGCCGGTGCCGACGGTGTAGCGCACGCCCAGATAGCGCTTGTAGTCGCCGGCCGGCAGCTTGAATTTCGCCAGCTCGGCGCCCGCCGTCATCGTGCCCAGAGCAACCGCGCCCGTGGTGATATGGACGGTCGACGAGGTCAGACCGGCGTTGTCCGCCGATTCCAGACTGACGGTCACCGTGGCGGCGCCCGCGGCCGTGGCCGTCTGGTCAACCTGCACGACCAGGTAGACGTCCTCGCCGGTGCCGATGTCGCGGATGGGGTTCTCGCCCGTGGGCGAAATGTCGATGACGTTGGTCGAGATCGCGGTAGCGGTCACGGCCTGGCCGTCAGAAAATTCGTTGGTCTTGTCCAAGATCATGATGTTCTCCTGATTCTGCTTTCAGTGGCGACGGGCCGCCCGTGCTGGCGCGGCCTGACGGGCTTAGCTGATCGCAGCCTCCGTGTTGAGCAGTTGATCGACCAGGCGAATGGGGATGCCCAGGAAGTTGGTTTCGAACTGGCCGGCGGCCTCGCGGATCGACAGCGCATTGCTCGACTTGTTCAGCGCCATCTTTTCCAGCGCCGACTTGATCGTGCGGTTCACGTAGAAGCGCGGGCGAACGCCGCCGGTCAGCATCGGCAGGCGGTTCTTGGCATCGATCATCAGCTCGATCAGCTTCTGATTGGTCATCGTGCCCGTGCCGGACGAGGCGTCCGAAACATCGATGTTCGCGATGCGCGAGACATAGCGCCAGTCCTTGACCACCAGGCCGCAATCCCATTCGAACAGGTCGCCATAGGCACGGTAGCGGTCGTTGTTCGAGTCGAATGCATCCAGCTCGCCCAGGTCCCGATGCTGCAGGCCAGCCTTGGAGTTCTTCGGATAGATGCCGAACACACTGCGCGAGCCCCAGCCGATGAGGTAGACCGACGTATTGTCGGAACCACTGCCGCCACCGTTGATAACGTTCGCGGTGCTCGGCGCCGTGCCCACGCCGGGGAGCTGGTTGTAGCGTGCCTGCAAGCCGAAAAACTGTTCCGGATTGATCGACGTGTCGCCATATAGCAGCGCGGTGCAGAAGTCTTGGCCCATGGCTTCGATGAACGAGGATGCCTCATCCAAGCGGAAGCGTGCCGGGTCGTTGGCCATGTTGACCGCCTTGATGTCCGGTTCGCTGCGCGCGGTCAGCATGCCGCAAGCGTCATCTACCTGGGCCGTTTGCGACTTGGTCACCGGCGTGCCCTGGTACAGCTTGCGCCAGGTGGTGGGAGGCAAGCCGTTCCGGATGGTCGAACGATTGCCGGTAGGCAGGTTGCCTTCCATCCAGGGGATGTCCGGCACGATTTCATTGGTTTGCGACAGCAGCTCGGCCACATCGGCAGTATCGCCATTGGGGTCGAGTCGCTTGGCGACGTCGATAATGTTCAGCGAGTTGGAACCGATGGTGGCCATCGAGATCTCCCTATAGGTTTAACTGCGCATGCTCGGGAACATCCGAGATGCCCGTGCAGCTTCAGGATCCGAATCCGGTGCGGTGGTGCTGCTTGCCCCCGCGCCGGGGTTGAGCGTGGATTCGCTCATGCTCTTGCCGATGGTGGAAAACAGCTTGATGGTCGCGGCATCGCCCATCTGGCCGGCTATCTTGTCGATCATGTCGGTTCCGACACCAAAGGCTTTCATGGCCTTGCGCGCCGTTTCGACATTGGCGGTGTATTCCGTCCCCCACTCGCCCTTCAGCGCCTCTACCTGGCGCGCACTTTCGGCTTGCTGGGCCTGCGCCTGGGCGGTCTGAAATTCGTTCCACTGCGAGGCCACTGCCTGCGCCTGCGCAACGTTCAAGCCGGCTTTCTGGAACCATCCGCTTGCCACCTGGGCAAACTTGCCGTCATCACCTTGGGGCACCGGGAGCTGGTAGGCGGCGGCATCAGCCGGTGCTGCGTGCTTGCCTTCCAGGTCCTGCAGTGCCTTGGCAGCGTCTGCCGGGGTCTTGAAACCCTTGCCTTCTGCGTACTGGCGCAGCGCTTCGTCAGCGATACTTTGCGTCCAGGGCTGGTCAGAGTTCTGCGAATTCGGGGCCGCAGCGGGCGCCGGGGCAGCAGCAGCAGCAGAGGCAGGGGCAGCAGGAGCGGCAGCAGCAGGGGCGGCGCCAGCATCGCCACCACCACCGCCACCAGCGGCGCCGTCGTTGGCTTGGTTGAACAGTCGGTAATTACGCTTCCTCATTTGCTCGTTCCTTTAGGTTGTGAATCTCGTCTTCGGTAAGGCGGCTGTAGTACTTGATGCGGTTGTGGACTTCGCGCCGGCCCTCGGCCAGCATCGTCGCGTGCGTGTCGACCACCCGGCTGACCGGCGACACCACCACGGTGGACGTGTCGGCCCGGGCGAACCGGGCAATGTCGGCCAGCACGACGGCGCGGGCACTCTCCAGGGACATGCCGCCCTCGCCCTTGAACAGGACGGCGTAGGCCTTGCGGAGGCGGAACATCCGCCGCATGCGTTCGTAGATGGCTGTCATAGCTGTGCGCTCTGTGCGGTTGCTTGGGCTTGGGAAAGGTCTTTTGCTGCGCCGGCGGCGATAGGTGCGGCTTCGAGCATTGCGGCGGCCTGCGCCTGCTCTTCCTCGGCGGCGATCTGTTGCTTGGTCACGTCATCGGGGTTCACGAAGCGCGTGGGCACGCCGAACGTGTCGGCCAGGCCGCGCACCGACTCGACCGCGTTGACCACCTTTGCGGCGCGCGGATCGAGGTTGAAGAATGGCGCTGATGCCTCCATCCATCGCAGCACCGCCGTGCCCTCTTCCGTGCGCATGGCACGGTTGAGCGGGCTGTCATACTCGATGTCGATCTCGCCTTCCGCCTGGTAGACTTCCTCAGGCATGTCGGGAAGCAGGCCGTCGTAGGAACTGAGAATGTCCAGCTCGCGGTCTGTCATCGAACCCAGCATTTCCGCCTGCACGCGGCCCATAGTCGGCGCCAGCAAAAACCCCTTCTCCTGCTGGCGCTGCAGTACTTCGGTTGCCGTCATCTGGGGGTTGTCGACGAGGATCTGGAACAGGGTGACGTAGAACGCCAGATTGATCGATTCACGCTTTTGCTGCGCGTAGTCGATGCCAAGGGGAACGTTCTTGCCGAGCTCCAGCGGGCGCACCATCTGCTCGCCGCGGTCGTTGATGCCGCCATAGTTCAGCGCGCCTGCCCGTAGGTTGAAACCTTCAAGCGCGCCATCCTCAGGCAGCAGCAGGGGCGGGTCCACCACCTTCTGCGCGGCCCGAATGTTCGTGCGCTCCATGTCGTTGAGCATCTTGATGTCGGGCAGCGCGTCCATGGCAGGGCCATAGGCGTACTGGGAGCCGTCCGCGACCGCCAGGCGGCCGATAGCCACCGGGAAGGTGCGAAACCCGCCATGCTCGATGATTTCGTTGCCTTGCTCCACGATCCAGACGGACTGGAATGCCATGTTGCGACCGTCCACCTTGCGGGGGTCGCGCTCGCGGCGCGGGCGTACGGCGTGCAGGAAGGTGTACTTTTGCTCGGGGCTGCGCTCCAGCTGCAACTGCATGCTGGGCGGCAGCGCGGCACGGCCCCACCGTTGCGCAGCCTGGCGCACGGTCAGGCACCAGCGCATGTGGGCTTTGTCCACTAGCCCGCCCTCGCCCTCGGAATAGAACAGGTCAGCAAGTCGGATCTGGCGGTATCGCAACGGGTTGCGGCGGTCGCCAGTGTCCTCGACCATCACGCCGCCGGCGCCGAATGCGACCTGGTTGCCGTACACCTCATTGATCGCGGAGGCGAACTGCGCGCGCCACTTGTAACGCATCGAGAACTGAATGTCCCCGGTCTGCTCCAGGTATGCCTTGACGGCGTCGGATTGCTTGGTCGCGGGATCGGACGCCACCAGGCGCTGATACTTCTGCGTGCGCGGGGTGATCATCGAATCCATGGCCGCCGACATGTGGCGGTGGGCGAGCGCCGGGGTGGCATCGAAGATCTTGCTGGTGTTCTTCTGCCCCGGCTGCTCATAGCCTTGGCCAAAGCGCCGATAGCGCGGGAGCATGATCTCGATGACCTCGTTCCACTGCGCTTCAAATGCCGTGCGCTCGGTCTTCATGGCCTCCTGATCGGCCATGATCTCCCGCACCAGTTCGACGTTTTGGTTATCCACGTCTCACTGCCCCAGCAGGGTCTTGGTAGCTACGGATGACTGCGGCACGGCGGCGGTGTCGCCAGCGATGATCGTGGCAGCGGTGCCACGCCGACGGCGCAGGCGATCCGCTGCCTGATCGCCGGCCAGCGCAGCGTCTGAAGTGGCGGGTGGTGCGGGCGGCGCCACCGGGTCCGGCGCCTTCGGCGGCTTCGAGAACATTGCAGTCACAGGGCGTCCCTTTCAGGGTTGGGTGATTCGACCCCTGAACTTTATGGACGCGCGCGCGTAGAGTTCTGCGATTTACGTGTCCTGGGATGCCAGCTCGTACATCTCAGGCAACGCCAGCAGCTCAGCCGCCATGAATTCGCGACTTGCGCCGGCTTTGTCGACGATCTCGGCATAGGTGAGGATCTGTCCATCCAGGGTCTCTACGGCTAGAACCAACTGCTTGACCTGCCGTGAAGCGATGGCAGACAGGAGGTCGTCGATGCTCGGGGTTTGCGGGAAATCGACGTTTTGGCTTTCTTCCATGGTCACTGCTCCTAGTAAACGAGCCCTTCGCGATGACCGGCCAATCCGGCATTGCGGTGGGCTCGGAAATCAATCCATCGTGGCGTACGTGGCGCGAGGCGGTGCGTCCCGGTCGCGGGGCCGGCGCACCAGGGGCTTGTGTTCCCCGATGCCCACCAGCAGGTACTGGCCCGCCTCCGCGACGTGGGAATAGGCGTTTTTGTCCGGCTTGTCAGCGTAGCGATCGCCAGACACGGCCAGCCGGCGGTAGCAGTAGCCCCCTGCGAGCGCCTTGCGTAGGGTCTTGCAGTCCGGATGCACCAATAGGCCAGGCTCGTCGTCGATCATGAGCCCCAGGGCGTTGTCCACCGCGCCGGCGCGCAGCAGGAAATCGTTCGTCGGCGCTGGGACGGCTGGTAGCCCTGCCGCGCGCAGCATCTTGAATGGCGTCTGTTCGTCATCGGCCTGGCTGCGGCTATCCCCGGACGGGTCGCCCCAGAATCCGCCGAGCTCGAAACCCTGGTACTGGATGGCCAGGTGAGCGTGGATCTCGCGCGCGAAAGCCTTGGCTCCCATGCTGGTTGCCACCAGTTCGGATCGGATGCGCACGCCGCCCATGGGCCGCCGCTGCCCGAATACCGCCGCAGGCGTCAGCCCGAAGTCCATGCCCATCAGGAGGGGCAGGCGCGGATCCAGTTCGAACGGGCGGCAATGCCTGCTGTCCGAGTAGCCCGGGTGAATCGGCCGGCCGTCCATGACGAAGCCGTATTCGTTGGCCAGGTTGACCTTGATCCAGTCCTCTTTCTTGCCCTGTAGGCCGCGCTCGTAGTAGCCCGGCGGCAGGTTGGATATGTTCTCGGCGTTCGGGTTCACCTTCCAGCCGTCGCCGTCGCGCACAACGCCGCCAGGCTGGGCGAGAAACAGCCAGCCGCTCGGCCGGTCTTCCTCGGCCAGCTTGTACAGCCAGTGGTCATTGTCGGGGGAGTTGGTGTCGCCGAACATGCCGTACCACGTGGGCGGAACGTCCTTGGGGTAGCGGCCTACCCGCAGGTCGAGCATGTCGACCACCGGCTTGACCAGCTCCTTGACCTCGTTCAGCCATACCCAGGTGGCCTGCAGGCCGCGGGCCTTCTTGACGTGTTCCTCGCGGTCGAAGGCGATGAACACCACCTCGGCCTCCACGCTGGTACCGTCGTCCAGGTCGAAGGACATGTGATGCGTCGGGGGCTCGCGGCCGCCGCCCACGTATCGGCCCAGATCCCCGAACATGTCGAGCCAGTCCTTGATGGTCGTGGACAGCAGATCGGAATATGTATTCCGGACGGCAATGCCGCGAGTACGCCGCACGCCCTGTGCGTCGGGCTGCTGGTCGCACGTGATGCGGAAGCCCTTCCAGCAACTGCCGTTTGTCTTCCCGCTGCCCAGCGGCCCGCGAATGATCGTTCGCTGCTCCTGAGACAGGATGTACCGCTCCAGCGTCTCGCCCTGGGCTTGATAGCGGAATTCGACCTCCTGCTGGCTCATTGCTGGTCGTCCTTCGGCTTGCGGCCCGTCATGTCCTTGATGATGGCCTTCGGCCGCTGCACCAGCAGCTTGTCGTTCAGCAGGCCCATGTGGCGCATCAGCAGCGTGCCGACGGCCACCTTGTCCAGCGTCTTGACCTTGATGCCCTCTTTCGAGCGCTCGACGCCGGCCAACTGGGCGCGCTGCTCGATCGACAGCTTGCGGGTGTCGTGGATGAACACCTCGCCATGGCCGTCGCCGAAACACTCCGGACATTCCGGATTCGGGTCGCGCCGCGGATCCCAGCCCGTTCCACCCTTTTCGTCGAACTGTGGCGGCACTTCCTTGCCTTCGTCGTGCGCTTTGTTCGTCGCCGCCACGTGCGCTTCTCGCTCCCGCTCCATTTCGCCAGCCGTGCGCTGGTAGCGGTAGCCGGCGCCGTAGCAGTACCGGCAGCAGGTACGGCGGTAATCCACCACATCATTAGGATCCGCCGTGTAGGCGTCCCACAGCGGACGCACCACGTCGTCCTGCTCGATCCTCAGCCGCGCCGCGCGCTCAGTCTTGGCCTGGGTGATAGCTGCCTGGATTTCCGGCCTGACCATCAGGTCGACGGCAGATTGCCGATTCTTGTATCCGGCGCGCCGCGCAGCCGCGGCCCCGTTCAGGTCCACAAGGTACTCGTCGACGAAGCGCTGCATCTTCGCCGAGATCTTGAAGGGCTTCTTTTTCATTCCGTGTCCATCCCTGGCAACGTCAAATTGGTGTGGACCCTGGCGCGAGCTCGGCGCTGCATGGCCTTGTGCAACAGGTTCATGACCGCGACGGGCGACAGCCGGTACTGTCGGCACAGGTCGTCCAGCGCGTCAGGGTTCGTGATTCCGCGATTCCGGCGCGGGCCGCGCACCGCGTGGGTAAGGTGGGCCGGCCTGGTGGGCGCTTCTTCCCGGGCGTGCCCCGTGCGCTCGCACCAGAGATTCAGCAGCAACTCGCCGCGCCAGTGGCTGGGCGCGCTGGTGCCGGCCATGTACTGGCGGATCATGCTTTCCGTGAGGCGACGGTTCAGCGCAGCACAGATCCGGGACTGGTCCATGCCGCTACGCTTGAGGTCGAAAACGATCTCCGACCAGTCGAAATCCATCACCTCACCCGCCAAATTTCGAGCCCTCCGCAAGGTTGCGCAATGTTTCATTCATTTTCTGGCATTGCGCGCAATATTCATATCGAGACCCCGAAGCTTCTAGGCACGCCGCTCCTGTATTCCAGCCAGGGAGCGCAATGGATCTTGCGCGGCGCGCGCTCGTTGAGCGGCCAGCGCCATAGCCGGGGACATGGTCAGAGCGCGCGGTGCTGCCTTCGTGCCGGGGATGACAGTGATCGGGCCGCGGTAGGGCTGCTCCGGCTCTGGTGGCGCAGACGGCAGCATCTGCTGTCCGGACTCGGTCTTTCTCGCGTAGGGCGCCAGTTGCTTGTCGAACTCGCTGACCAGCGATGCATTCAGCCAGCGGTCGTAGGCTTCCCTGGGCGTCTCGCCGCGGCGCGACATGCCGGCGTCGAAGCATTCCCACAGGCCCAGCTCGTCCTTGCGCAGGCGCGGGCGGATTCGTTCGGCCGGCTTCTCTCGCTTGGCGGGCGCCTTGGTGCGCGGCTTGGCCGGGATCTCGCCCGCCTTCTCCCGGTGGCGGCGCACTAGCTGGGCGATGCGCGTGGGCGTCACGTCGTACTCGCGCGCCAGGACGCCTGTCGTCTCGCCATCCAGCCGGCGCTGGACGATTTCCGCGTTGCGCGCGGTCTGTTCGTGGGTGGTCATGATTTGCGCTCCTGCGGCTGGCGGCCGCTGCGTGCATTCGAGGTAATCGCCACGCCCAGCGCAGGCCATGCGTGAGTGCTGACGCCGTACAGTGGCCCAGGCTGTCCCTTGGTGCCGACCTGGGGTGTGGCCCCGCCGCCCGTCCGAGGGAACAGGTCCAGAATGGCCTGGCGCACGTTTCCATCTTTCGCCTTGGTCGTGCCGCACAGGTGCATCTTCACGTCCTTGCGATAGACCAGGTCGACGGACTCGGGCAGCGCCAGCGCCTGCATGAACCGGCCAATCCATACGCAGGTTTCGAACACCTCGCGGCCCACGGGCATGCCGTAGCTGGCGATCATTTCCATGGCGATGCGGCCGTAGCTGACAGTCTGCAGGCGCTTCAGCACCACCGCGTTTTCCTCCACGCCGCACGACAGAACACGGTGGGCGTCTGGCAGGTAGATGCACCAGCCGGTTTGCGTGGGACCGGGGTCGATGCCGAGGACGGCATAGACGGGTGTCGCGCCCACCGTGGGCGCCACCGTAGATCCAACATTGGCGCGGCGTGGCGAGGCATCGGGGGCCGTTTGGGCGCCATCCCGGGCCCAGGGGTCGGCGACCTGCACGCGCGCGAAGCTGTCCGACACCGCGCGCAGCGCGCACGGGCAAAGCTTCTCGCCCGGCTGCGGGCCAATGCAATGGCAAGGCGTCGGAACGTTCGCCGGGCTGGGCAGGCTTCGAAAATCCGGGGCGTAGGCAATGCACCCGGTCTGCAGCGTTCCCGCCATCGGGTCCAGCGCCACGTCGGCGGATTGGGGGGTGAGGGTGTTCAATCTTCGACTCCAGCGCGGCGGCGCAAAATGTGGCGCATCTTGTCGGCGGCTTCTTCGCATTGGGCGCGCGTACCGACGATGACGGGGATGTAATCGGTCCTGGCGTTGGTGGCGAACGAGGTCTGGTTCTTCTCGACCGCGCTGGCCAGGGGTTGGATGTGGAACATGCCCTGGCGCTGGGACCATTCGAGGGTGTGCAGGTGATCGAGCATCAGTCTTTCAAGCCTCCCGAGTAGATGGGCTTTTGCGGGCGCCCGAACTCCCAGCCGGTGGCCAGATTCTCGAACCGGCTTTCGTGGGCGATGAAGGAAAGGCCGACGCGCCCGGGTTCCCCCTGGCGGTTCAGGCCGACGTTGACTTCGCAGATGCCGCGGTCCTGGCTGTTTTCGTTGTAGACCTCGTCCCGATACAGGAAGAGCGCGGCATCGCAGTCTTGTTCGATGGCGCCGGAGTCGCGCAGGTCCGACGGCATGGGACGCTTGTTCGGCCGCGCTTCGACGTTCCGGTTGAGCTGGGACAGCAGCAGGATGCCGATGCCCATGGTCATGGCCAGCCCCTTCAGCCCGCGGGTGATCTGCTCGATCTGGGCGTTGCGAGTGTCGCCGTCGCCGGCCATCAGCTGCAGGTAGTCGATGACCAGCAACTGCAGGCCGTGCTTCCGCTGGATGGCGCGCGCCACGGCCCGCACCTGGGCCAAGCGCATTTCACCCTGGTTGTGCACGTACAGGCCCAGGGCAGACAGCAGCTCAGTACCCGCAGCGGCGCGCGACCAGTCGCTGTCCTGCATCTTCTTCGCGTCGACCAAGTGCGCCAGCGGCATCCGGCCCAGCGCCGCAATGTTGCGCGCGTGCAACTCCTTGCGACCCATTTCCATCGACAGCACGAGGACCTTACGGCCGTCCGCGACGTTGCGCGCGATGTTCAGCGCAAGCGCGGTCTTGCCCATCTTCGGGCGGGCCGCCACCACGATGAGGTTGCCCGGCCGGATGCCGCCGCCCAGGTGCGCGTCCAGGTCAACGAAGCCGGTGGACATGGCCTGCTCCCCTTCCCCGCGGCTGCGCCGGTCAAGGTCGTCCATGAACTCCTGCATGTCGTCGGCTACGTGCACCGGTTCGTCGGCCTGGCGCTCGGTCAACATGTCCTGCAGTTCGCCCTGGGCGCGATCGATGATGTCGGTCACGGGCGTGGCCAGCTCGGTCGCCGCGGCCTCGGCCATCAGGTCGCCGAGCTCGGCCAGGCGGCGCCGACGGCTGCGCTCGATAACGACGGATGAGTAGTGCTCGACGTTCTGCCCGAAAAACGAGGTCAGCAGGCTGCTTAGATAGGCCAGGTCGGCATGCTCCGGGGCGTACGTCTGCAGCCGTTCGTGGACCGCCAGCGTGTCGGGCTCGACCTGCGCGGCAATCAACGCTTCGATCTGCGCGAAGATCGCGCGGTGGCTGGCGGCGTAGAAGTGATCGGCCTGTAGCGCGCCGATGCGGTCGAAGTGCGCGGAGCTGGCGAGCAAGCAGCTCAGCAGCTGCTGCTCAGCTTCCAAGCCGGCCAGGGGATGCGGCGCGTTCATGCGGCCTCCCGGGTTTGCGTGGCCATCTGTGCCTGCAGGCCGACCGTCGTCAGCTCATAAGCGATGCCGTCACCCTGGGGCTTGGCGTACCAGAGACGGTAAAAGTTGCCCTCGACGAAGTTCTGGAAGTGACGACGCCACAACGCCTGCTGCTTGCGCTCGCGCTTTCCGCCTGGACCGAAATCCCGCTTGAACTCGGCCCAGGCCAGGTTCACGAACTCCACCGGCAATTTCGCCTCGGCGATGTAGGTTTGCAACGGCTCGTAGCCACCGATGGGGCGGTCACCCGTTTCTCGGCAGCGGTCCAGAAAGGTCTTCAAGGTCATACGCTCGGACTTAACCCTGGCCTTCTTTTCGGTCAGCGTCCCGGCGCTCCCCCCGGCTACGGGGGGTGGGGGGGGGTTATCTTTTCCTGAAGGAGAAGATGAAGATGAAGAAGAAGAGCCGTCACCAAAGGTGGGCTTAGGTGAAGGCTTTGATGGTTGCTTTGGTGCAGCCTTAGATGCTGCATCATTGCCTTCACCAAAGCGCGAACCTTCGCCGCGAATGGTGCGGACATATTCATCCTTCACCATGCGACTTGAGTACCAGATTGGCCCGGCTTGGGTGGTGATCAGATCGACCGGATCGCCATTCCTGCGACCGCTCCGCGGGGTATAAACGAAGGCCTCGGTAAGCTCTGCGTCATCACCTTTGAGCACACCTTTGGACACCAGCGCCTTGACCAGCGCCACTGGACAGCCGGCGGCCAGGGCAATCTCCTTCAGAGGCCAGCGCAGCACGCCATACTCTTCCTGGTCGTGCATCAGGCACATGATGTCCAGCCAGGCGCCTTTCTCGGCGTGCGTGCAGCGGCGCAGGTTGCTGTTGCCGGTCCAGTCGCCGGGGTAGAACTGGAATGACGGGCGCTTCATGCCGCCTCCTGTAGCTTTGCGGCGCGCACGGGCAGCCAGCGGTTGTATGCCCATTCCCAGGTCGCGCGCTTCTCCGCATCGGTCAGGCTGAAGCCCTGATCCAGGCATTGGTGGCAGCGGAAGCAGCCGGGAACGGTGTAGATGTCGGGGGCCTTGATGCCCATGCCCTTGCCGTAGTCGCTCCAGTTGGCGTGACACGGCACGACGGTGTCGCGCTCGCCGCGGCATACGCCCGGAATCTGGAGGAAGCAAGGTTCGCCGCGGCAGGCGGCCAGGTACTTCGGTTCGTGGCCTGCGCGCTTCTTCGGCGCGCGGCGCTTGATGGCGGCACGCTGGAGGGTTGCCTGCCGCTCAATACCGGCGGCGTGGGGGGTGGCCCGCCGGAATCCGGTGGCCTTCGGCGGGGTCTTGCGGGTCAGGGGCGAGCGGCGCAGCATCAGCGGGCCCCCCTTTGTTCGAGGCGTTCATAGGCGTCCCACATGCGCAGACTCGCCAAGCGCGCGATGTCCAAGGCGGCGCCAGGACTGATGACTTTCGCGTCGCGGTTGGGGGTCGCCGGGCGCCGAACGCGGGCCTTGACCTGACCGTCTTCATTCGTCAGCAACAGCACGCCCGAAGCTGGCGAGCCGAGGCAATCCAGCAATTCGTCCGTCCAAATCTCAGCAGGCAGCGCGTAGTAGTGCTTCCAGACTTGGCGGGGCCACTCCCTCAGTTCGAACTGCTGCGCGTACACGCGGCGACGGCTCTGGAGTCGGCCTCCCTGGTCCAGCGTCTCAACCGTGCGCGGGTTGCCCACATACTGGCGGTGCCACCACTTGTCCTTCTTGGCGTCGGCCTTCAAGTCAGCCCGGCTGATCTTGATCTCGACGTCGATGATGCGCAGGTTCTCCGTCACCACCAGCAGGTCGCATTCGTGCCCTGTCCAGTTGCAGTTCGGCACCACGACCAGATACTTGCGATTGAATGTCTGCCGCGCCAGCGCGCGGGCAATGGATGTCTCGGACCAGGTCATCAGCGCACCCATCCCGGCACATCCACCGGCTCAGACCAGGTGACGTCGTTCTCGGCGCCGAAGCTGTACAGGAACTCGATCGCCTCGGACATTTCGCGGATGCTCATAGAGCTGGTGCGCTTGCCCAAAATGACGAAGCCGCCGCGCAGACCGGCCGCCATGCGCTTTTCCTGCATGAGGCTGGCCACCACCACCGACTTCCAATCGTCGACGCTCAGGCGCTCCATCTTGCCGTTCACGGGCCATTCAACCTGGCGCGCAACATCGGCAAGCATGGCGTGCAGCTTTGCCGACTGGCCCAGCGTGCGCGTGGGTTCGACCGGCGGCGCAAAGAAGAACCCGTCGGGCGCAGCGTCGATCGCTTGGTGTGCGCGCTGGCGCGTGCGCTGGTTGAGCGGGAAGCGCATGCCTACCTCGCCCCGCAATTGCCCAAGCTCAGCCGGGCCTTGCAGCAGCGCGAGCCAATCTCATTGCCGCGCGCCAGATAGTCCATGTAGCCGACCTCAACGATGGTCAGGCCCAGGGCCCGGCACATCGAATCCAGCTTTTCCAGCGTGATGCCGGTGGCGCCTGAACAGATCTTGGACGGCATGCTGGCGTCCCAGCCCGTTTCATCCAGCAGCTTTTGGCGCTGGGCCTGGTTGGCCATTGCCAAGCGCAAGGCCGTCTCGATGATGTGGGGACCGGACATTCCGGCCGGTTCAATGGGAATCATGGCTGCTCAAAAGGAAAGGAATGCCCTGGAATGCGCCCCTGGGCAAACTGGCGGTACTGAAAAAACGAGGCTCAACATGACCGAAACCGAAAAGCTTCTGCAGCACGCCCAGGACATCGCCCGCCGGACCTTCGTGGACCCGAGCGAGAAAGCCGTGCTGGATATCTTTGACGAGCTGCGCGCCGAGCGTGACCGAACGGCGTGGGCGACCGAAGGGCGCGAAAGCGCCACGGTGCATTGATGGGGTCATTGCTCGCTCCGGCGGCTCTTTGCATCGCGGGCCGCGACCCATGCGAGCAAACGCGCAATGCCATAGCCAGTTGCGAAACCGAGCGTGGCCGATCCGGCGGCCTGAAGGAACAGGTCCATTTACGCCGCCTCCTGCTGGCCGGCGACCTCTGGCGGCGGCAGTGATCGAGCCAGTTCCGCCAGCTTCAGGGCGTCGTTTGCCCCCGCCGATGGCGAGCCTGCTTCCCAACGAGACAGGCGCGGTTGAGGGATGCCCGTTCGTCGTGAGATTTCCGACTGGGTCATTCCGGAGGCGCGAATGCGCTTGATGAGATCGGTAGCGGTGTCCATGGGCGCCAGATTATACGTTTACGAATAACTAAGCAATACCCAACCGAATTATTCATTCATGCATAGTTTCGCCATGAACTCCCGAGAATTCCTCCAGGCCCTGATGGATCGTGCTGGCGACACTGCGAACTCGTTGGCGCGCAAAGCCAAAGTGCCGCAGCCGACTATCTACCGATTCCTATCTGGCACGGCGGCAGAGCCGCGTGTGTCCACATTCGAACCAATAGCGCGCCACTACGGCGTGCCTGTCGAGGCGTTTCTCAGCGACCGCGCGCGGGCCGATGTGGTCGACACGATCTTCAGCGGATTCCCTGCCAAGGAGGTAACCCCTACGCCTATACCAGTGAGCGACGACATTCCGATTCCGCAATTCGACACGGGGGGAAAGATGGGAGACGGATTGGAGCTGCGTGACCAGCCAGGCATGATCAAGAGCTGGCACGTGGACCCTGAATGGCTGCATAAGAACGTGCGCGGCGCCTCGGCGGCCTCCAACCTATGCATAGTCACAGGCTTCGGCGATTCGATGAAGCCAATGTTCAATCCCGGCGATCCGTTGCTGGTTGACCGCGGCATTACCACAGTCGAGTACGACGCCGTCTATTTCTTCCGCGTGTGCGACGAGGGCTTCATCAAGCGGCTGCAGCGCATTCCTGGTCGAGGCTTGACCGCCATATCCGAGAACAAGGCCTATGAGCCTTGGATTGTGGAGGCGGGCATGGACTTCGAGGTCTTCGGCCGGGTGTTGAAAGTGTGGCGCAGCGAGGACTTCTAAGGGGAATCGCCGATGGGAAAAGCCAAGTTCATCCCCCTGACAATGGACGCGTTCAGAGCATTGCCCGAGGCTGATAAGCAGCTCTACCGCGAACGCTTTGCCGCACACGAAACGGCCAAGGCACGACTGGCGTTCTGGGGTGCCGGTGCAGCTTTAGCGGCGGGCCTCGTTTACTGGCACGACACTCCAGACCTGTTCGAATCCATCATCACGATGGTCCCGCTGTGGGTAGTGTGGGCGTTCAATCGGCTTTGAACCCCAGCACCGCCCGACCAAGTCGCCATAGGGCGGCTTTTTTTTGATCTCGGGTATACCCTTACGAATTATTTATTCGTTTTCGTATTGACGGCGCTATTCGTTTGCGAATATTCTACCCCCATGCACTCACCACCCGGTGAGCAGACAGGGAGAAGACGATGTGCGAAGAAGGCAAATTCTGGGCAACCATCTGGGCGCTGGGCGCGGCCTGCTTTATAGGCGTCGTTGCCGCAACCTACGCATACAACGTGCAGCGCGACGCCAAGGTCGAAACGATGGTCAAGTCCGGCGCTGATCCGATCCTTGCTGCGTGCTCCCTCGGCGGCCCGCCGGTCCAGTTGTGCTCTGTTTACGCGGCGGCCAAGTCGGCCCGCTGATCCTTCCCCACCCCGCCCCGGGTGCCGGGGCAAGGAGACATCCATGTCCATCATCTTCGAAGCGACCACCGCCGAGCAGGCCATCAGCACGATGGAGGCCTATGGCGGCAAGTTCATCAAGCAGCTTGCGCACCTGTGGCGCGTGGCTGACCCGGTCAACCGCGGCCGCCTGCAGTTGGCCTTCCGCGCTGAGTTCGACAAGTACGCCGAGGACGCCAAGATCCTGAAGCATTACCAGGGCATGGCGCGCGAGGCTGAACTGGCGGCGAGGAACTGAGCCATGAACGCCCGCCAAGCCTTCCTTGACGACCCGACGCGGGTTGCTGACTTCGGCCTGCTGGCCGATGAAGTAGATGCCGACGCGCCGACCGTGACGCGCGAACGCGCCGTGGCCCTGGTCCGTGCATGCCTGGAGAACGAGACGGCCGGCGCCTTCGGCCAGTCAGCGCGGATCTGGGCTGATTGCCTGCTGGATGAGGTCAGCGACAACCAAGCCGCGGCCGCGCTGGTGCTGCTGGCCGGCACGGTGAACATGAGCATCCACAGGTTCCTGTCGCAGCACCTGGAGAACTACATCGAGGCCGAGGCCAACCGTTTGCTGGCCGAAATGGACCCCGACGAAGCGGAGGCCTGCAAATGATCCTCTTCATTTTCATCGGCGCGCTGTGCCTCTACGACGCGATCGTCGAATGGCGGCGCAAATGATGACCGCCGCCTGGGGCCTGTGCGCCCTGTATCTGATTGCCTTGATCGGCGACGCCTTGATGGCGCGCTGCTGGAGAGACGAATGAGCGCGCCCAACGGCAACATCCTGGCCCTGTTTCACGACGGGCATTACTTGGCTGAGATTTCGAACGGACTGCGCGCCGCGCACCAGGACGGTCGCCGCGTCGATTTCAAGTCCGGTAGCCAAACGCAGATCGAACTGCAGGCCAGCTATCAGCTGGACTCCATGGAAGAGCTGCACGCCAAGGTCATCAACGCCTTGCTGGCCGCGCGAGGTGCCCAATGATCCGCCGCCTCCTGCGCGCCCTGCTGGGCCTCGACCGCTACGAATGGGTCGGCATCGCCGGCGGCGTCGTGGTGCTGGCCGCCGCCCTCGGCGTGCTTGGCCCGACGCTGGACGCCCAATCCACCCTCACCGCCTGCGAAGGCTGCGGCAAGACCGCCGTGGCCGCGCGCCAACCCTGAGAGACCACCACCATGACCGAAGTTGCAGACGAAATCCTGGACGCGCCCGCCGCCATCATCGAATTCAACGCCGTGCAGAAAGGCCTGGCCGAACTGCGCCAGGATCTGGCCGGCGTGCAGTTCGACGTCACCACCACGGCCGGCGACAAAGCCGCCCGCGCCGCGCGAGCCCGCTGCGTCAGCATTCGCACGTCGGCCGATGCCGCCTATGAGGGCTGGAACAAGCCGATGCTGACCAAGCAGCGCGAAATGCGCGCCATCCTCGCCGGCATCAAGGAAGAGGTGAAGGCGGTTGAAGAGCCGATTGACGCGCAGATCAAGGCCGAAGAACAGCGCAAGGCCGAGATCAAGGCAGCGAAGGAAGCCGCCGAGCTGGCGCGCCAGAAGCTGATCCAGGAACGCCTGGACCACATCCGTGACTTCGCCAGCAGCGCCGCCGGCCTGCCGTCCGCCAAGATCGCCGCCATGCGCGAGACGCTGGCCGAGTTCCCGCTGACCACGGAGCTGTACGAACACCGCGCGGGCGAGGCCATGCAGTTGCATGCCGAAGTCGTCGCCAAGCTGGAGCAGATGCACGGCGCCGCGCTGGCGCAGGAACAGGAAGCGGCCCGCCTGGCCGAAGAGCGCGCCGCGCTGGAACGCCAGCGGCAGGAGCAGGAGGCGGCCGCCGCCGCAGCCCGCAAGGCCGAGGACGAGCGCCTGGCCAAGGAGCGCGCGGAGCTGGAAGAGCAGCAGCGCCGCCTGCAAGCCGAGCGCGACGCGGAGAACGCCCGTCAGGAAGCGGCGCGCGCCGAGCAGGCACGCAAGGATGCCGCCGCCGCCGCAGAACTGAAGCGCCAGCAGGATGAGGCCGCCGCCGTGCTGCGTGCCCAGCAAGAAGAGATCGACCGCCAGCGCCGCGAATTCGAAGCGCAGCAGGCAGCCGCGCGCCGCGCCGAGCAGGAGAAGGCCGAAGCCGAATCCCGTGCCCAGCAGGAAAAGGAGGCTGCCGCGCGCGCCGAGGCCGAAGCGGCAGAGCGCGCCCGCATTGAGCGCGAAGCTGCGGAGCGCGCCGAGCGCCAGGCTGAACTGGACCGCCTGCACCGTGCCGCGCCTGAAATGCTGGATGCCCTCATGCAGTGGCGCGCCGCTGAACGCGACGGCGACGAAGTGGAATTGCAGCACGCCCGCGCCTCGCGCGATGAGGCCATCGCCGCCGCCACGCAACCAGAAGTCACCACCGCCTAACCATCCACTACGCCCGGCCGAGTCTCGGGCAGGAGAACGCAATGTCTGAAGCCACCACGATCGACCAACCCACGACTGCCCTGGACCTTCCGGCGGCCAACACCACCACCAGCGGGCTGGTCCTCCACGCCGACAACATGGACAGCATGATGCGCGCCGCCGAAATGATGGCTGCCGGCCGCGCGACTGTTCCGAAACACTTGCAGGGCAGCCCGTCCGACTGCATGGCCGTGATCATGCAGGCGATGCAGTGGAACATGAACCCCTTCGTGGTGGCGCAGAAAACCCACCTGGTGAACGGGCAACTGGGCTATGAAGCACAGTTGGTCAATGCCGTAGTCCAGTCCTCTGGCGCCATCACAGGCCGGTTCCACTATGAGTACAAAGGCCAGGGCAGCGAGCTGGAATGCCGTGTCGGCGCGGTCATTGCGGGCGAGTCTGAAATCACCTGGGGCGAATGGCTCAAGGTGTCCGACGTCACCATAAAGAACTCCCCGCTGTGGAAGACCAATCCGCGCCAGCAGATGGGCTATTTGCAGGTCAAGAACTGGACCCGCGCCTACACGCCGGGCGCGCTGCTGGGCGTGTACACGTCCGACGAGCTGGTCGACGCGCAGCCACGCGAGCGTGATATCACGCCGAAGACTGCCGCCGAGTTCGCCCAGGCCGCCAAGCCGCAGCCGGCCGCCCAGGTCGACCGCGACCAGATCATCCGCGACCTGGAAATGATCGCGCGCAGCAATGACCCTGCCGAAAAGCGCGCCGCCGACTTGACCACCGCCTGGATGGCACTCGGTAAGGATGGCCGCGCCGCAGTGGGTCGCAACGAGATCACCCGCATCGAAGCGCTAGCCAAGGCCGAAGACGCGCAGCCCGCGCAGGCCGCCCAGCCTGATGCCGCGCCGGACATACAGGCCGCCGAAGACAACCCCTTCGAAGGTGTGCAGGAATGAACGCGCCCGCCGAACAGCGCACCGAAGAATGGCGGCAGGAGCGCGCCGGCAAGATCACCGCCAGCAACTTCGCCGCGGCCATCGCGGTCACGCCCGGCGAGGGCGTCTACAAGAGCGGCCCGCGCAAGGGCCAGCAGAAGGTGGCCGAGCCGACGCTGGAGCGCACAAAGCTGATGCGCACGCTGGCATTCGAGCGACTGGCCGGCATCCCGCGCCGCGAGATCGGCGCGAAGTCCCTGTCGTGGGGACGCGACCTGGAAGACGCCGCCAAAGAGGCCTACATGGTCGACCGCGGCGCCCTGGTCGAGGACAGCGGCTTCGTGCTGCATCCGGTGCACACGTTCATCGGTGCCAGCCCGGACGGCCTGATCGGCGCGGACGGCGGCATCGAAATGAAGTGTCCCCACGACGAACAGGTCCATATCCAGACCTGGCTGGAAGGCATGCCCGACGGTCACATGCCCCAGGTGCAGGGAAACATGCTTGTGACCGGCCGCCAGTGGTGGGACTTCATCAGCTACGACCCGCGCATGGCCGAACCGTGGCGCCTGTACGTGCAACGCATCCCGCGCGACAACGCCTACATCAACAGCCTTCTGACCGACCTGCTGCAGTTCGAAGCCGAGCTTCGGGCGATGGTCGACACCCTGCGTCGCAAGGCCGCCTAACCCTTCCCCAGCAGCACAACCAAGGAGACTGACAAATGTTCAGCCTGGAAAGCCAGAAAGTCACCCTCGCGCACCTGAACGTGCGCCCCGAGAACCACGGCGACGAGAAGGTCGGCGGCGCAGACCTGAAGATCGCCTTCACGGAAAGCAATGGCCTGTTGGCCATGTTCCACCCTGTGCTGCGCGACGCGCTGTACCGCCGCGAGGAAACGCCGCCCAACCAGGAAGAGATCTTCGAAGGCAGCCCGGCCGACGCGCTGACCGTGCGCAAGTTCGGCGACCTGATCGGCGCGCTGCGCCT